GCCATAAGCTATAGTGATGTTCTTATCTTCAACAGTAAGCTCTGTTGTGCTTATTGTGGTAGTAGTACCATTTACAGTAAGATTTCCTGAGATAATTACATTGTCAGAGAATGTTCTATCTCCTGAGATGGTACTGTCAAGAGAGATGGTGATTGTAGTTCCTGATGGGGTTACAGTTATAGGACTTGTCCCTGCTATAGTTAACAGACCAGTTAGACCATTTAAACTACCAACACCTGCTACCCCACTAGTAATATCAGATTGCAACTGAAGTATTGCTTCTCTTACAGGGTCAAACTTGTTATTATTGGGTATCTTAGATACATCTACTGCCATTACTTATTCTTTTTGCTATTGGATACAACAATAGACGAATCTTCCAATTCGCCTATCTTTTTAAGGAACGCAAATAGCTTGCGTACATTTTCCTCTTTTGGTTTATACTTTCCTCTTTTATCCAAGATAAATACCGCCAAAGTTTACATCCCTATCAGGATTCATATCTTCGTTAGCTGTGCTTGTATATTCAGGATATAAATTGCTGTTATGATCCATATAGTCCATAAAGCGTCTAGTGTAGAACTCAGCAGTCTCCAAAGCACTTGCAACAAGCATATTAAGCTCTTCCATAGTTATTGAATCACTATTTTCGCTTCTATGCTTATAGATGCCTCCATTGCTTATCTGAAAAGCAGCAAATGGCATATAATCGCTTTGAGTAAACCAAATAAGCATTGGCTTGATATAGGTGTTTAGAAGCGTCTTATAGTCTGCATTAGCTACTAAATCAATCTCATCGTTAATAATCAATTCTTGTAGCTTTTTATACAGTTTGCCGCCTAAATAGTTTTGAATGTGCGTGTCTTGAGCTACCTCAACAAATTGCACAATCTTATCAGGGTCTACATTACCACTAATGATAGACTTCTTCTTTATGTCTGCTATTGTAACAAATAATGCCTTCTGTGCCATAATTATTTACTTGTTGGGTAAGCTCCTCTATTTGGCATATCCCTTGGTGCTATTGGCACTTCATCTGGATTGACTGGTGCTACATAGCCTTCAGCTAACGCCTCATCTTCGCTTACTCTTGTTTTCTTTTTATATACTCTCTTCTCCCAGAAGTGATGGCAGTTCTTGCCTCCCTTGTACTTAAATAAAGAGTAGTTGCGTTTATTGTGTCCAAGTTCATTATTGATTCCTCTAAATGACATCTGATTAATGTCCTCTAATCTGAATACAATATCCTTATCTGTTAAAGCTTCCATTCTAACACAGAACTCACGACTATCAGGAGACTTTCTAACAGGCATATAAGCATATCTTACCTTGTAGCCCTTGTTATCCTGAGAACTGATCTTAGAAGGCTTCGCATCGTCTTCTGACACCGCTGCTAGATCTACTTTCTCAGCAGATACTAATTCCCACTCGTCAGAGATAACCTCTCCATAGTCTTCTAGTTGGTCAAACAGGTCCTCAAACTCTTCATCAGACAAATCTGAAAGCTCCTCTGGCTCTTGCTTAGAAAGCTTCTCACCAGTCTCTTCTTCACGCTTAATCTTGGTGGCGATATTGTCAAGCTCTGTAAACTCAATAGGCTGAAGAGTAACGAAGTATAATTGAAGAGTTATTTTGTTAAATGCCAATATCTCATCTAAGCCCTCAATGAGCTGTTGTTGGAATGGTCTGATAACCATATTATCCATGATGATAGAAGCTGTACGAAGCTCCTCAGCATTGTTACCAAAACCAGTATTGTCTTTAATACCAAGAAGAATAGGAGACACAATTCTGTGGCCAAGCATAATCTTCTCTCTTGACTCGTCAGCTAAGAACTGATATTGGGCGTGAGCATCAGGCAGGTGAATGGCCTCAATGCTTGCTTGGTCTTCAGCAGACTCATTGAAGGTAAGTATGAACTTACCTGCATTAGAAGATCCAGAGAACTTATCATAGATCTTACGCTCTATAAGTTCCTGAGTCTCTTCATTAGGAATACCGTTATTAAAATTAACCAATAACGAAGGCTGAAGGCCATTTTGTATATTGTTAATATGGTAGTTTGCCACTTCTTCTTCCAACTCTGCATATTGAAGACAGCCATTATAGTCAACAGGAGCATAGTAATAGAATCCTGATTTATATGGTTTAAAGATGTATAATTCTAGTAAGTCTCCCTTGCCTCCATTACCAAATGTAGGAATACGCTTAGGCTTGTCAGATGTTTTAAGCTCTGCCCATTTAGGGTGGTAGTAATATGCTTCACACTTGCCATTCTTAGCCTTCTCAGCTCTCAATGTTTCCATTGGGAAGTGTACCACCTTTGTAATAGCAGTCTTGTTCTTATTGTAGATGACCTGTACAGCAGCCTGTCCTAAGAGTTTGTAGTCATTAACTACTTTACGCATACAAGATGGCTTGAATAACAGCTTCATCTTAGCATACATCTCAGGCTTCTCAGCACTGTCAAGAGCATCTAAGCCTCTACCATAGATCATCTCTGTTATACCATTGATACAACAGGCGTTGGTAGGACTACCAAGATACTTCTCTATTAAAGACTCAAAGTAATCTTGACCATCATCTCCAGTCTTATATAATACCCAGTCTTTTCTATCATCCTCTATGATCTCTGGGGCCTGGTAGCCACTAAGGTTGACCAATCTGACGCTATTCTTATAGCTCTTAGGCTGATCGTTTGTGTTAACTAATCTTACTCTAGGTTTTGCCATATCACAATACTATATATTCGTCATCCCCATCTGAATACTCATCGTAAGCATCTGGATAAGCGAACACTTGTTTTTTATTTGTTATGCTTGTAATATACACCAAATCTCTGTACAATACATCTGTTGTTGTTGTAAGTTCTAAAGTATATATTTGATCTTCTTTCAATGTTATTGTTGGAGTCATGCTAATCTCAATAAAATTGCCATTAGTTGATTCTGCCCAAGTAAATGTTACATTGCTTTCAGATAAATTAGTACCATTCTCTGTTAAAGTAATAGAGGCTGCATCCAAGTTTGCTGAAGCAAAAGAAGATGGTATAATACTAAATGTTTGTTCCGTATCTGTAGGTTGTAATCGTATCACAAAAGGATAACCGCAAGGTATACATTTTGTTTTTATTACGCATAAAAAAAGCAGCCTTACGGGGCTGCTCTTCTTAATACAAACTATATATTACTATGAAGTAACGATAGTAGCTTGAGTAGTGAAATCTCCACCAGTGATTGAGTTGGCAGGGAGTTTTTCCATTCCTGTGAATGTAAGAGTGTATCCTGAAAGGTCACCCATAGATGCACCAGTAACAATAGTACCACCAGTTACATCAGCTCCATGCTCTCTACCTACTAAGAAGAAGTTTCCGTTATAGTCCTCTACCACAATGTGAGGGCGACCAAATGCTAATAATTTAACCTCTTGGTTGTCTGCTGCACTTAATTTTGGTAGGGTAAGTTCCAGTACCTGCTCAAAAGCAGTTGTTCCATTCTCTCTAGAAGATTGGATATTCTGTGTTAAAGAAGAAGTCCCTTTAAGTTCGTATTGGTAGAATGTATCTCCTGTAAATTCTGTTGAAGCAATAGAGTCGTCTGCACTTAAAGTGGTAGATACATCTCCATAGTTCGCAAAATAAACATTCTTAAGACCACCAACTGAGTCCTTACAAGGTAACGCTCTTCCTGCTGAAATGTCACAAGCCATAATTTATTTTTTATTATTAAAAAAGGGTAGGCAGGCTCTAAGGCTCACCTACCCTCTTTTGTTATACAATTTGTTTATTAAGCTAAAGTAAGAAGAACTAGATCAGATCCAATTCCGTACTGAACTCCAGCAGTAAATCTCATAATAACTCTTACATTTTGAGATCCATCTAGGTCAGCCATATCAATAACTTTAACTTCGTTATGGTCAGAAAGAAGACCAGTACCAAAGTAGATGTTAGAAGCTTCACCAGCAACGATGTGGTCAGAAGGCATACCTGGAGCGTGTTGGATTTTTACCCCATCAAAAGAAAGAGCATTTCCATTGTTGTACCAAAGTCCACCTTTGCTATCAACACCAGCAGCACCTAATCCAGAAGCACCAAATCCACCTAAAGAGCGAATATAAGCTTTGTAAGCTACAGTTGGAGCATAGATAGTAAGATCCTCACGACCATAAACAGTTGAAGGAACAGCAGCTAATACATTCTCTAAAAGAGTAGCGATATTAGATGAAGTGAATGAAGTTTCAGCACCGTTAGCAGCATCGTTTACATCAGCATCAGCAGCAGCAAGTACTGTAATACCATCAAACTCACCAGCAGTAGCATTAACACCACCCCAGATGTTTTGCTCAGTTTTCTCAGCTACTTTACCAGCTACATGAGCGATAAGGAAGTCTGCGAATGAAGGAGGAAGTTGGTCAAATGCACCAACACCCATTTGGATAGCTTCCCAATCAGAGCGGAAGTCTTTTTTACAAAGCTCAACATTTACTTGGAACTCTTCTGGAGTAAGGATTCTCTCAGTCAAAGTAACTGATCCTGTATCAGTAAAGTCACAAGTAGCGTCAGCGATAAGTCCAGAAGTAGCAATCTTTTTGATTACTTCTTTGTACTTCACATTTGGTTTAATGCTAATAGCATTTTCATTCAGGGTCTTACCTGAAAGTAACGCTGCTGAGATGTACTGTCCAGCAAATTCACCAGCGTAAGTAGTTGTAATTGAAGTTGTAGTTGCCATTTTTAAATAGATAAATTACTTATTAAACATTTTTTCGTACACAACACTCATTGTATTGCGTGATTTAGCTGACTTAAAGAAGTTTAACTTCTGTCCTTCAGCTACTTCAGGAGAGTGCTGGATTGGCTCCGCTCCATCTTCTTGAGAAGATAACTCCTCTTTTGCTAGTTCTTCAGCAGGAATCTCTACTTCCATCTCTTCAGAACCCATTTTCTCTACGATTGCCTCGTACATAGCTTTCATTTCTGCAACAGCAGCGTCAAGCTCTTCTTTGGTAGCATACTTAATTTCTTCTTCTGCTACATCTTCTGCTACATCTTCAGGAGAAGCCTCATCTTCTGGCATATCCTCAAGAATAACAGGATCATTTACTTCTACTTCTTCAGCAGCCAATTCAACTTGCTCTTCAGCAGCCTCTGGCTGTACTTCGTCAGCAGAAAGTAAGACAGATTTTAGTCTGTCTACAATTTCACTTGCTTTCATAAAATTCAATTTATATTAGGTTAACTATTACTTACTTAGACTGTTGTATTTTCAAATTTTACCAATGCCCTGATTAATCATATTTCCATTGCAACATCTTCTGCTATACAGAGAGCCATTCTTACACAAACAAGCTCTTCTGCTCTCTCTTGGACTTGTCTTGCTTGGATTGCGTCTATTAGAATATCTACTACGCATAGCTTTGTGTCTTTTGTATAAAGTAAATAATATCCCAAATAGAAGCGTCACCTCCGTGACTCATTATTCTTAACTCAGCACCATTAGTGATGAAATCTTGATTCACATAGTATTGGTACACTTCGTGAAAGTTCTGCTCCTCGTTATTGCCCTTAGAGAAACTTAACGACTTGTTTATTCTATCATATCCAACAACACCAGTCATCGTGAAATCCAAGTGAGTATTTACTGTCTGTGGAGAAGACGCTTTGAAAATAACCGTAAGCGTATAAACATCATTAGCTGTATCACCAAATACTTTCTCTGTTTGTATGTTATAGTAGCTAACATCGTGAGACTTTGTAATTAGCCCTCCGTTGTTTGGCAAGTGTGTCTCTACACCATCAGTTAGAGCGAGTTTATTTAACGAAGTATATTCAGTATCATCGTATCTTACCCAACCTATCATCGTGCCTTCTCCAGCTTGTGGATATAACTTTACCCACTCGCCTTTATATACTGTCCATACGCCTGCTGAGGTGTGTACAAAAGCACCCTCCTCAATGTTGTAATAAAGTCTTTCGTCTTCTGTGTTTACATCTGACTTTGTTCTATATGATGTATTGAATACGCTTGCCATTATCTGCCTTGTCCTCTATATGGTTTCTTATAATTCTTTGATGTTTTAGAAACGCTAGTTTTACTTTTAGCATATACACCCCTTCCTTTGGGCTTCTCTATCTTAATGTGTGCTGTCTGTCTAGCCATCTATCTCATCAAGTCCTTTTAACTTAGACTCAACCCAATTCTTCATAGACTTACCTCCCCATAGCAAATAACTAATCGTACCGCAAGCCTCTGGCTTTGCTGGGTCGTAATACTCTTCTGCCCTGCTTAGGTAACTGTAGATTCTCTTCAAGGTTGGAACTGTAAACTTCTCTTTGCGAGCTAACTGCTGTGCTCTTACCTTTCCTACTTGAGTTGCACATTTATTGCCTAATTCTTTATTGCGTTTGATACCTAATTTAGCGTTGTTTGATGCAGACTCAGGATAACCTCCATAAGACTCCAATTCTACTTCTTCTAAAGCTGCTACAGCCTCTAAAAGAGCATATTCCGCTTGTAGTTCCTCAAGGCAATCTTTGCAAAGCGTCTCTTCCACCTGTTCTTTAGGTCCTCCAGCATTATCACTAAAGTATCCCTCAATACTAAAACCTTTAACCTTTCCAGTTTTGACAAATTCTTCCCAGACTTCTTCATTGTTTACTTTTACAGACACCATCCAGGTGCCTTTAGGCATATTTAAGTTGTATAATGCAGATTTATCTTGTTTTTCGTCTTCTACGATCCAAGATTCTACTACAGACATACCTTTTAGCTGATATTCGTGCTCTAAGGTTGAATTATTCTGATTTCCTCTGCTTAAGAACAGCTCAGAAGCCTTTTTAACAGTGCTTTCGCTAAAAAAGATGTAGTATTCCTCATTATCGCCATTTCTGCGATAGATTTTCTTGTTTGGTATCAATGCTGGCCCCATTAAGATGCGTTTTTCAGCATTTACTTCGGCCATTTCTACCTTATGAGCTTTTAGTGCTATAAAATCCTCTTCAATAGCAGGCTCTTCTACGATTGAGATAGCTTCTACTCCTGAGAACTCGCTATCTTCTTCTATAAATAACTCGTAAACTTCCATATAAGGGTAACTTATTAGTTAGTATTCGTTTTAAATTGACGCTCCTTGTACAATTCTTCTGTCTAATTCTTGTGCAGTAGTTACATCAGAAGAAACCACATAAGCCTTGACTGGTTGTTGGAATTGTCCTGCAATAGCAGCAGCTAATTGATTCTGTCCAGCAGCACCAACTACATTAAAACCTGGTGCTACTACTGGAATAGAAACACCACCATCTGATCCTATAGATGGGGTTGATGGAGTCGCCATTGGAGCTTTAAGTCTGCTCAATGCTGTTGCTGTAGCCCCAATATTCGCTGCAATATCTGCTGCTGCAAAAACATTATTAGCTTTTATTTTTGCCTCTATAAGTGCTGCTGCTGCTGGGTTTAATGTGGCTATCGCTGCTTGTTGTAGCCTTAATGCAGCATTAGCTGATTTGGTATTAATTATAACTTTAGCAATACCTGCGGCAGACTCTCCTAATAAAGCCGCAGCTTGAATAAATCTATTGTTTTGAGATATATCAGCTATCGTTCTAAAAGCTGTTTCTATTATGTCAACCTTAGCAAGTTCAACCTCTTTAAATACCTCAAGCTCTGCTTGTTTTATTTCAGCAAGCTCCTTTTGTCTATCGCTTTCAGCAATTATCTCCTCCTCTATTTCAAGCTTTCTTAAATTAACATATCCTAAAAGGGGGTCTTCTATTTCTTCTTGGCCATATATTAAGCCCTCTATAAATTTTTTACTTAATGCAAATCCATCATCAAAAAACTTGTCACCCAAGTCTGTTACAGCAGCAGATCTTCCTTCTTCTCCGCCTTCTCCTAATAATATATTTATTAAGCCTTCTGTTCCTAATGTTTCACCTAAAATCTTTATCCTATCATCTATATCGGAAAGAGAATTAACAAATAACTGTACAGCCTGTGTGCCAGTCGCAAAACCTCCAGTAGCAACAGCAGCACTTATTGCATTTAATTTCTCTAAAGCAGTTCCAGAGCCTAGAAGTATGTTCTTGAACACACCAAAGGCACTATTATTTGTCTTAAGAAATTCTACGGTTAGCTGAGCTTTTTCTGAATAAGCATCTTCTAATTGACTCTGAAGAGCTTTAGCTTTAGCTAGTGTTTCAAGTTGTTTTATTTGCTCTTCTATAGCAACATTCCCCTCTCTAGTCAACCTATTGTTTTCATCCAACTCAAAGTTATATTCTGGATACTTTTCTGACAAAGCAGATATTATCCCCCTTTTTTCTTCCAAAGATGTATTTTCATCATCTAAAGCCTGTTTAGCAAGCTTTAAACTTAAAGACGATGTAATTATAGCCTTTTCTAACTCAGCCGTTTCCTTAGCCGCAGACCTTGCCCGTTGAGCGAAAAATTCTATTGCCGCAATGACAGCTTGGAATACGATAAGCCATCCAGTAGCAGTTATTTTTCCATTCTTAAATACAACATCTGTCATTGACTCCAAAGCCTTCTTTGCTCCTCCAGTTTTTTCAACCAAGAGGGCGAACATAGACCCTAATTGAGACAAGTTGTTTGTTACAGCCTGAATCCCAAATGGAGCATCAGATATTAAACGACCAAATTCAGCAGTTGCGGCTCCAGCAATACCAGCGGAACTGCTATTGTCCTTTAACGCATCGCTGTTCTTTTTTATGGCATCATTTGTCTTTTTTGACTGTTTTTCTAAGTCCTGAAACGCCTTAGATACACCTCTCACTTTTGTTTCACCAGAGCCAGTTTCTACTACAAGCTGAATTATATATTTATTTACTGCCATGTCTTCTCTTTATTAATTGTTTAGTTTGTTTGAATGTAGATGGCAATTTATCTGACCCCTTAGCAAAGTCTATATCAGGATCTCCAATTAGCCAATCAGAGGAGTTTAATAAGTCAATTATATGTTTAAGCATAATAGTTTATTAATTCAAGGTCTGTTTTCCCTGTTGTTAACTCTATGTCCATGCTGTTGATTCTGTATTTGTTGTTATTTATAATGATAACATCAGCAAGGTCAATTTGTATCATCTGTCCAACAGGCAACACAGCAGATACTTTTATAAGTCTGCTAGAAGAAGCAAATATGTTTTCTATATAAGACTGATAGAAGCGTTTAAATAGCGTTTCTGTGGCTGTAAGACCAGTGTACTCGCTTAATTCTGCATTAAAGTGAATGTTGTCAGTTGTTTCATCGTCTATAGTCTCTGTATTAGATGGCATATTGATTCCAGAAGAGGTTGTTATCTCGCTTCTGCTATTTCTAGATAAGAATCCTATGCTTCTATTTGCTTGTATATTGTCTATATACAGAATCAATGGCTTGCCTAGATAAGCTTCTTCATTGTCTGTAACAAAATATCCTACCTGAACTCCTGTGTCTGCTAAGTTTTGCCCAAAATCAAGCAACTTTTCATATTTGGCATGATGGAATGCAGGCTCCATTTTGTATATACCTCCGCTTAGGTTTATAGCATCCGTATATTCTGTACCACCCCACTCTACTTGAGATATTTCCTGTAAGTGCTGCTCTGCCAATATGGTCTTTGTGTCCGCATATTTAAAGAAGATTTCCTTGTATGGCAAAGCCACATTGACCTGAGAGTTCTCTGCATCTATGTATTTTGACAAGTCTCTCTCGGTTGTGCTATAAAAGTCATCTAATGGCTCTACATAGATGTCGTTATTGTCATCTACATAGGCAACCAAATTGAACATCTTAAAGATATTTGACAGAAAGTCTATAATAGTCATATCTGGCAAGTTCTCTGCGATATTAAACTCATATCCTACAGTTAGGCTTGAGTTTGATAAATTAGATGTATAAGTATCTGTTATAACTGGACCTGAAGTTGGTGCCCAGACAAAATCCCACTTTATAGTGTTAAAATCTGCATCTTTTTCATAGATGCTCAAATACACATCAAAATCATCATTTTGAGTGAAGGTAACGCCTATTATCTGGTCCCCTATAGCCTGCTCAACTGTTTTGTAGATTGAGCCATTCTTATAGATGTCTACAGTATAAGCAAAGTCACTATTAGTGGTTATTGTTAGGTTTAAGCTCTGTCCAGTGGCTACATCTATTGTAAGCGTATTTCCTGACATAGTAGAACCGTAGCTTCCAGGAGGATAAGAACCACCCCCACTTATGAATGTAGCCTGCACTGCTGTACTTTGAGATATGTCTACTTTTCCTTTCTTTCTGTGACACCACATATATAGTTTAGTAATGTCTGTAGCCTGTGCTGCATCAAAGAAGCTGCCTGAAGCAAAAGTAATGTTAGAGGCGTAACCATTGCCTGTTGTATATTTAGACTCTATAGCCTCAAGTATTTTATCTAGGCGAACAGCATATTTTAATTCATCAAACTTGACTCCTTGATTAACAGAGCCATAATATAGGTTTCCTGATTGCTGAGAAGATTTGCTACTGTCAAAATACAGCCTTTGGCTGTGAGTGATTAATGGAAGAGACACTCCAGCGACTGAAGTGCTGTTCTTATCTACAGAAGTTAGATTAGTTAGGTTAGTCTTTATACTGTCAGAGTCATAAGGCATATCTATATCAAGACTTCCTGCCCCTACTGTTAAAGAAGGAAGCTTGTCTTCTCCTAGTAAGTCTTTTAACTCAACAACACTTCCATAGAATGTTATTCTGTAAGCATAAGGCTTATTGCTACGCATATCAACGCCATCTAGCTTTATTTTACCCTTTCTAAAAGGAAGGCTGTTTATTTCTATGCTTGCATCCTGTTTTATCCTAGCGTCAAAGCCATTAGTAATATGGTAATTGTAATAATGCTTAAATATCTTGTTATTAGACTTAGATGCAGGGACAGTAAACTGTCTACTGAATGTAGTAAACACCTTAGAGATGTCTTTGGCGTTCTTAATAGACTCTGTTATAGATACACTGTCTCCGCCAAACAGCTCTACTCTGTCTGATCCTATATATAATTGAATTTCTCGCATTATCTTACATTTGCTATAAGGTCATTAGCCTGCTCAAACTCTACTGTATATTGCACTAGCTTGTCGTTTAATGATGTTCTAAACTGAACGCTAGAAGTTAATGGTGTAACAGGTCTGACTACGCTATCAAAGTGAATCCACACTTGCTCAGATAGCATAAGCTCTCTAATGAACTCATTATATTCTTCACCCACAAAGCCTGTGTTTAATGTATATTTTGTACTTCCTTGTACATTGTAAGACCTTGATTGATGTTTATTGGTGTCTACAGTTCCTGTTGATGAGATGATATTTGACTTATAAGACTCTCTTGAAGAATCTGTAGTCTCCATATTCTTAGTAAAGAAATATAATTCTTGAGGTACACCAAATTTGTTTACAAACACACACTTAATAGCATCGTATTTAGAGCATCCATAGCGTTTAATGGTCACTCCAGCCTCACTTGTGTCTGAAGTCAAATAATTATTTACTACAATATTCCCTGAAACATCTGTAGAATAAAATGTGCCAGCAGTGCTGTCTGGTGCCCATATAGTAGACTCGCTCAATAGATTGGTACTGTTGCTTATCTGAAAGTTGTTTCCTTGATGGAAGTAATTATATCCATCAAATGCAGTGTGAGACTGCGTATGTGCAGAACCCACTGTACTTCCTGTTGCCCCTGCTGTGTCATAGAACTGTACAGAAGTGGTTACTGGAACCTCTCCAGGAGAATCAGCATCTAGTGTGCCATCATAAGTGGGCGTTACATAGTCTCTAACTATCTCAGATATATCTGCCAGGAATGTAGTTCCTGTGTCCTTTACTATATAATAAATATTTGTACTGTCTATAGTAAGGGTCAGTTTAGCAGAAACCGCTCCTGCCTCTGTTTCATATATAAAATATGGACTTCTTACTCCTATATTTGCCATCTTATACTATTAAAGTTTTATTCTTAATCATTGTGTTTAGTTCTTCTTCTACAAAGGCGGTAACCACCTCTGCTAATATCTTGCTTTCTTGAGGCTTCATAGCATACTCTAGCAAGTTGTATGGTCTAGTCCCCTTTATTCCTATTGATCTAGAGATATTAAAAGCAGCTCTCTTAATGTTAGATTTTGTCTTTGCTACAAACCTACCCCTGCTATCTCTTAGCCTGAAGCTACTTTTAGCCTCAATCCACTTCTCTATGGTAGTAGAGCTAGGTGGTCTTTTACCTGGCTTTCTACCCTCATCAATCTTCTTTATATAATGCTCTCCTAATATGCTTAGAACAACTTGGCTTCCCTCATGCTCTATAACATATCTTAAACTCTCAATAGCCTTTCCTGTGGCTATATTGTCATTTATTCTAAGCTCTCTCTGTAAGGCCAACACAATATTGCTGCCATACATACTAAGAATCTTATGTATTCTAGACTCTAACATTTAATGTAAGTTCGTTTCACTTTCTAACATACAGAGATACTGTCATTAGGAATAGTTATAGTCAAGTCTACTGTCCACCCAGCTAACTCATCCTCAAATCTATCATTAAATGGCTCCAATACAGGATTGCCCTCTAGCTGATACCTGTCTCTATATAAGTCTCCTCTTTTTAAGTCTTGTATAAGAGCATTAGCAATTTGAAGCTGCGTATTGTACACATCAATCAAATTGGTGTCATCCTCCCTGTTTCCAAAGTCATTATTGTTAAAGTTCTTAGAGTGGTCAACAACATCAGTAAATAGCATACTGATTGATACCTGCATGGCCTGATCCACTACTGTCACATTATTAATGAAGAAGTGTGTTAATGGAAAGATTGTTGTCTTATTAAGGTCAATGTCAGAAATATCACCAAATGTTACAGTATTAACAATAGGATTGTTTCTGAGGAATGTCTTAATAGTGCTTAATATATTATATACTGTTGTCATCTATAACTATCTTTTATTCTTTTAGCTTCTAGCTCGTTCTTTTCTTTTTCAAATATTAGCCATGTAAAACATTTTCTTAATGGCTGCCTGGTAACTTGATCAAATCTTGTGACATCTGATCCAGCAAGTGCATAAATTGATTGATACCAACCCCACTTCTTTCCAAAAACATCTTCTCTACTTGAGAGCGTTGGTCTGTCGTCATGTGATTCAACGAATAGTCCATCGTATGTTTGGATAATTTCATCCCTAAACGATAAAAAAAAACAATAGCCCCCAATGCAACATTAAGCGGCATATACCTCATATAATCTGCATACTTATCAGACCCTTCATATTCTTCTATATCGTATAGGTCTTTTCTCTTTTTAGTAATAGGTCTAAATAACACAGCCATCGCCTTGTGCATATTTGACCAATCAGAAATATATTTATCTAAATCTACATACTCACCAAATGACATATTGTTGAGGTCTGGTATCATACCAAACTCTACTTCATTGCCATTGTCTCCTCTAAACCAAAACCTCTTCACCAATGGTGTTTTCTCGGCCAATGCAGAAGACAAGTCTTCTATAATTCCACCAAACTCAGACAAGGGGAGCTTATAACTCTCCTTTAGCTGCAATCCACAAAAGATTTCAAGAGCCTTAAGATTGACAAAGTTTACAGACTCCTCACTCTCTTGTTCAACACCATCAACAACCTTTAAATACTTCTGATACTGCTCCAGCTTAATATCAGACATTCTGGTTGGAACGCTTAACTCTAGTGTAATGTTTTCACTCATCATATAGATAACCTAATAATTAATTTTTGTAGTGCATAGATAAAATCTATAGCAATATAAGAAATATCTATGAACAGATTTAGATGCTTTTAGTTATCTTTATATAACAAACAGAAGAGGATCTGTCTAAACCTCCAAACTTCAGGAACACCACCTGTTGGATCAGATACCCTAAGTCTGTTTAAGAACTGCGTTGGTACTCTTTCTGAACCTTTGTGCCGCACCCCACCAACATACAGCTTAACCAGCATACTCGCAATATTTTAAGGTTCATAGGGGGTGCAATATCCCTATCTAAGCATGATTAGTCTATTGTTATGACATATTAGTCTTAGTCCCTGACATACTAGTCTACTCTAAAATGTCTAGTCGCTACGCTCCTTGACTTTGGTTGATTTCATTGAAATGAGTAACTAAGGAGAGGCGTTATTCATTTTACATTGAATTCATTAAATTGGCCAACTAAGAGGGCTAAGTATTCATATTACGATACCTTATGGTGTGCTGAGGCAGTATAGAGA